TTCTTGCAAGTAGCAAGTAGCCCAGCGTTAGCACCATTTGCGAAGTTCCAATATATCATTCGTGAGATAGCTAACTCAATGGGACTAGACCCCGACAAAGTAACCAACAATATGGATGAGGCCGCATTGCAAGCTGAGATTATGAAACAGTTTCAAGCACCAGCAGCAGGACCAGAAGGCGCAGCACCCGCAGGTGCAAACCCAATGGACCCAACAGGAGCAGGTGGTGGCACAATAGGTATGGGACAGGCTCCTGTACCGGGTGAACAGGGATTTAGTGGTAATGGACAACAACAAGGAACTCCTCAACAAGCTGAAGCCGCTGGTGGGCAACAACCGCCAATGGGACCACTTCAGTAAATATTTAGATAGCATGGTAGACCAGCATCATAAGGTGCTAGAACAATCTGAGAATATGGTAACGGTACACAAAGCACAGGGTGCTATAGATGTGCTACGAAAGATTAAACGATTACGTGAGGACGTAGCTAACGCTGAAGGGTAAGACTATGAACGAAATGTCAAAACAAATGGATATGTTTCAAGATGGTGGCCTTATGGACGAGGGCGGCACAGTAGACCCTGTATCTGGTAATGATGTACCGCCGGGTTCTAATCAAGAAGAAGTTCGTGATGACATTCCTGCTCAACTAAGTGAGGGTGAATTTGTTTTTCCTGCAGACGTAGTGCGTTACTTTGGTTTAGAAAAACTCATGGAAATGCGTCAAGAAGCTAAGATGGGCTTGCAGCGTATGGAAGATATGGGACAGATGGGTAATAGTGAAGAAGCTATTATGCCAGATAATCTTCCTTTTGATATTGATGACATTGATATGGAAGATAACGGTGAGCCGCAAGAGTTTAATTTAGGTGGTGTAGTACAAGCACCCGGAACTGGTATAGCTGGATATACTCCACCCCCAATGCCCACTACAGGTTATACACCCCCACCCGTAGGCGTAGCTGCTGCTCCTGTTGTACCCGGCTCTCAGCCGCAGGTAGCTTTTACTCCTGCTACATCTACTACTAACATACCTACCTTTGGTCAGTTTGTTGGTACAGGTGCTGGTAAATATGATGAACTTGTAACATATGTTAACGATGCGGGTCAAACAATGCAAATACCGCATGTAAATGGTAAACCTATATATCCTGTACCTGAAGGGTTTAAAAAACAAGACACCTCTGCAGGTATAGCACCAGATAGCACTATAGTAGATACAACAAAAGTTAAAACGGCTACTGTGCAGGATGATGACGGCGGTGGTGGCGCAGGTGATGAGGGTATTCAGTCTAGTGCATCAGTAACTTTAGGAGGTCAATCAGGTACAGGTAAACAAAAAGGTTTACGTGTAGGAGATTATAAAACTTTTGGTGTTAGCTATGATGTACCGGGTGGTCTTCCGGGTATGGCTGGTGCATTAAGTACTGTAGGCGGTTTGGCTTTAGGTAAAGGTCTTCCTGAAGGTGCTACTGCAAATATTTTTGACCGCGACTTTCCAAATGCATCTGTCACAGTTTCTGCTGCAGATTTTAACGCAATGAAGGCTGCAGGTTATAAAGGTGAATTAGCAGATATGTATAAAGGTGCGCTTAGTACTACCGCAGATATATTAAATAATAAAGCAGTAAACATTGCTGCTCCTGACATCATGGGTACGAAAACAGGAAGAATGTTAGATGCAAATGGCAATCCTATCGGAGATAAAGCGCAAGGTATAGTAGAAAAAGCCGTTGTTGGAAGTGTTTTAGCTAACGTAAAAACATCTGTACCGGGTTTCTTAGGTACTATTAATAATATAGGTAAAGTTAGTTTTGAAGAAGCCATAGCTAATGCAAATGATGCACAAAAAGCAGTACTAGATAATATGGGCGTTGATTATGATACGTCACTAGATGTTACTGCAGCAGAAAAAGCAGATATGGCTAGACAAGAAAAAGAAGCACTGGAAATGGCTACATTCCTTGCTAATCAAAGAAAAGCAGATAAAGCAAAAGCAGATAAAGCAAGGGCAGAAGCAGAACAAAGGCAAAGAGATGAAGCACAAGATAGAGCAGCGGATGAGGCTGCTGCTGCTGCACAAGCTGCTCAATCACAAAGAGAATTAGCGAGGTCAGAAGGTCAGGGTGACAACGAGGGCGATGGCCCCGGAGGACCTTCAGGAAATGAAGCTGGTGCTGGTGCTGGCGGGGGTTATGGACTATCTCACGCTAAAGGCGGTTTAGTTTCACAGATGAAGCGCAGTGGATTAGCTTCTAAAAAATAATCCACAATCAGTTGGCTACTCACTCCCCACACCCGACAGTGTGGCTACAGCGGCCCCAACAAAGGAATAGATAATGAACGATACACTATTAGCAGAAGACATGAAGACTACGCCTAAAGTGGCATTTGTAAATAAACCATACACTCAAGAAGAACGTACTAAGCGTGATGAAGAAGAACTAGAACAACTCAAGAAAGAACACGCAGGTGAAGCAGAAGAAGTAGAGGCAGAAGAAGCTGAACCTACTAGCGCAGAAGAAAAGACATTTAAGAAGCGTTACTCTGACCTACGCCGACATCAGCAAAAGCAAGCTGAAGAGTTTAAAGCTGAACTAGCGGCAATGAAAAGCCAGCTAGAAAAAGCTACCAAAAAAGAAATGAAGCTACCCAAGTCTGATGAGGACATTGAACAGTGGGCAGCAGACTATCCAGATGTAGCAGCTATCGTAGAAACAATTGCTATGAAGAAAGCAGCGGAACAATCTACTGCACTAGAAGAACGCATGAAAGCAATTGACGAAATGCAAACTTCTGCTACTAAAGAAAAAGCTGAAGCAGCATTGATGCAAATGCATCCTGACTTTGATGAGATTAGAGATAGTGATGACTTCCACAATTGGGCAGAAGAGCAGCCTAAGTGGGTACAAGATGCACTATATGACAATGACAATGACGCTAGGTCTGCTGCACGTGCAATTGATTTGTACAAAGCTGACATGGGCATTGCTGAAACTAAGAAGTCTAAGTCCAATAAAGATGCAGCCAAGTCTGTAACGGCTAAGAACACACGTAATAAACCACAGGAAGATGAATCCTCTACATACTTACGTGAATCCCAAGTAGACAAGATGTCTGCACAAGAGTATGAAAAACATGCAGATGAAATTATGGACGCTATTCGTAGTGGTAAGTTCATCTACGATTTATCTGGTTCTGCTAGATAAAAAAGAGTTGACAAATAGTTATTTATAAGTATAACTATAGTCATGTGTAAGGTAAGCAGGTTAGCTACTTGCTTACTATACCAATCCGCAAACTACAAAAATCTTTAAGATTACCTGATTAACATGGCCTACTAAGTATACTAGTTGCAACTTTTATACAAGGTACACCCTACGTTAGACAGCCTCTGCCAAGAATTGTATTGTTTGCATCTGTAAAAATCCAAAACAATAGGAGATGGATTATGGCTTTTCCAAGAGCGCCGGGTTATAACAACTTGCCTAACGGCAATTTTAGCCCGGTAATTTACTCCAAACAGGTGCAGCTTGCATTCCGCAAGGCCGCTGTTTGTGACGCAATTACGAATAATGACTACTTTGGAGAAATCGCAAACTTTGGTGATTCAGTTAAAATCATTAAAGAACCTGAGATTACTGTCAAAGCATACGAGCGTGGTACAACTATTACCCCGCAAGACCTTGATGATGAGGATTTCACCCTCACCGTTGACAAAGCAAACTACTTTGCTTTTAAAGTTGACGACATTGAGGAAGCACATTCGCACGTTAACTTTGAGTCTCTCTCAAGCAACCGTGCTGCATACCGCCTAGCTGACCAGTTTGACCAAGACGTACTTGGTTACTTGACTGGTTTCAAACAAGCTGCAATTAACGGTAACGCTAATGTAGTTAATAACATTGTTAACGGAACTAAGTCTGTTGCCACTGCTGGCACAGATGAACTTCTTACTTCAATGAAGTTGACAGCCGCTGACTTTAATGCTGGTAACGCTGCTAACTGTGTGGGCCTGAAGCCTCGCGCATCTGAAGCTGTACCAACAACTGCTGGCGTAGCTAACCCACTGACTGTGATTGCACGTATGGCTCGTCAACTTGACTTGCAAAACGTAGAGTCACAAGGACGTTGGTTGGTAATCGACCCAGTGTTTGTTGAACTACTGAAAGATGAAGACTCACGTTTGTTTGATTCAGACTTTGGTGGTTCTGGTCTACAGAATGGTTTGATTTTGAATAACCTGCATGGCTTTAAAGTCCATGTATCTAACAACCTGCCTTCTATTGGTACAGGTCCATCTACTACAGGTGGAACTAATGCTAATAACTTTGGCATGATTGTTGCTGGTCATTCTTCAGCCGTTGCTACTGCTGACCAAATCAACAAGACTGAGACTTACCGCGACCCGGACAGCTTCGCTGATATTGTCCGTGGTATGCATTTGTATGGTCGCAAGATTCTTCGTCCTGAAGGTCTTGTTAACGCCAAATACTGCTTGCTGTAGAGGAGATTGAATTATGGCACTAGGTGATAATACACTCCAAGCGGCACGGGGCAACTCGCAACGCGGTCGTAACCCTTACATGGTTCAGATGGAATTAGACTTTGCTACCGCATTGTCTGACAAAGGTAGCGCACTTGCAGCAGCCGATGTCATTCCTTGTATTGCTGTCAAAAAAGGCACAATGATAATGAATGCTGGTATTGAAGTTGTTACTGCTACTTCAGCAGGAACTTCCACAGTAGACTTAGGTACAGGTGTAGATGCTGATTGTTTTGTTGATGGTTTCAACAGCGCATCAGGCACAGCAGCAGGTACTGTA